CAAGGGCGGCGAGGTCAACCTCTTCGACTTCTTCGACATCGACTACAACCAGTACAAGTACCTCTGGGAGACCCGCATCTCGGGCGCCCTGACGGTCCCCAAGTCGGCCCTGGTCGTCTGGAGCACCGCCTCCGGCAACACGCTCGTCTCTCCGGTCGCCCCGACCTTCAACAAGGCCACCGGCGTCACCACCATCCCGACCCAGACCGGTGTGGTCTACAAGAACAACGTCACGGGTGCCACGCTCACCGCCGGCGCTCAGACCGCTCTCACCGCGGACCAGACGCTCGTCGTCGAGGCTCACCCGGCGACCAACTACTTCTTCGAGACCGACGGTCTCACCGTCCAGTGGACGTTCCACATGCCGGCGGCGTAATAGACGCCATGGCAACGACAAGGTTCTACGGAAAGGTGGGATACGGCGAATCAGTGGAGTCTGCACCTGGTGTGTGGAAAGACAGCATCACCGAAGTTGCGTATTACGGCGATGTTGTTCGGAACACCCGTCAATTGCATGACGGGACGAAAGTCAATGACGATCTGACCGTCAACAACTCCATATCCATCGTCGCCGACGCGTACGCCAACGAACGTTTCTTTGCCATAAGGTATGTTGAGTGGATGGGGACTCTGTGGACAGTCACAGACGTCGAAGTGCGGAGTCCCCGTCTGCTACTGAGCCTGGGAGGTGTCTACAATGGGCCAAAGGCTTGAACTTCAGACACTTCTTGAGGGTCTCATTGGAAGCGGAAATGTATATTTCCAGCCTCCGTCCAGTGTGCAGATGGAATACCCCTGCATAGTGTACCAACGGTACAGCGCTGTAACCACGTTCGCTGACGGCAAGCCGTACATCCACACCAAGCGGTACCAGGTGACCGTGATCGACCAAGATCCGGACAGTCCGATCCCGGACAAGATCGCCGCACTGCCGATGTGTCTCCACAATCGGTTCTACGTGGTGAACAACCTCAACCACGACGTCTTCAATCTCTACTTCTGAGGAGCACAAACGTGAGTAAGCTCACTTGGGACGCCGTCGGCGGCCGCCGATACGAAACCGGCATCGACCACGGCGTCCTGTACATCCCCGACGGCTCCGGCGCCTACAACAGCGGCTTCGCGTGGAACGGTCTGACCAAGGTCTCCGAGAAGCCGACCGGCGCCACCACCACGGCGACGTACGCCGACAACATCAAGTACCTCAACCTGATCTCCGTCGAGCAGTTCGAGGCCGACATCTCGGCGTACACCTACCCCGACGAGTGGGGACAGTGCGACGGCACGTACGAGCCCGAGCCCGGCGTCGCAGTGGGTCAGCAGAGCCGGAAGACCTTCGGTCTCTCCTACCGCACCCTCATCGGCAACGACCTCACCGGCACCGACTACGGCTACAAGATCCACCTCGTGTACGGCGCTCTCGCGGCTCCGTCGCCGAGGGACTACGCCACCGTCAACGACAACCCGGCGGCCAACGAGCTCACCTGGTCCATGACGACCACCCCGGTCGACGTCGCGGGTCACAAGCCCACGGCCACGATCACGATCGACTCGACCAAGGTCGACGCCACGGCTCTGGCGACTCTCGAGGACTTCCTCTACGGGACCACCGGCACCGATCCCTCTCTGCCCACTCCGGCCGCCGTCCTCGCGATCTTCTCCGGCACCGTCACCACCGTCACGCCGACGGCCCCGACCTACAACTCGTCCACCCACGTCATCACCATCCCGACCGTCACCGGCATCACCTACTACATCGACGACGTGGTCGTCACCGGCACGGTCACTCTCACGACCGGTCAGACCAAGCTCGTCGTCGCGGAGCCGAACGACGGCTACAAGTTCCCGACGCCCACCGACAACGACTGGCTCTTCACCTACTAGCAGCCGGCCGGCAGAAAGGAGACCAGAGAGTGCTCGTCATCGATGTCCCTTTGGCTGAAGGTTTCAACCAAGAGACGAACGAGTTCGTTCCAACTGAACTCTTCACCCTCGAACTGGAGCACTCTCTGGTCTCTCTGTCAAAATGGGAGTCATTCTTCGAGAAGCCCTTTCTCAACAAAGAGGCTAAGACCCCCGAAGAGACGTTGTGGTACATCACCGCGATGACTCTTACCCCTGGTGTTCCTCCGGGAGTTTTCGACAAACTCTCTGACGAGAACCTAAACGCGATCAACGCGTACATCAATGCGAGGATGACCGCCACTTGGTTCAGAGATGACGGCCAGGAAGAGAACCGCGAGATCATCACCGCAGAGGTCATCTACTACTGGTTGATCGCTTTGACAATCCCATTCGAGTGTCAGCACTGGCATCTGAATCGTCTTCTGACGCTCGTTCGGGTCTGCAACCAGAAGAACGCGCCGCCGAAGGAATTGACCAAGGCCGAAATCGCTCAGAGAAACCGAGAACTCAACGCTCAGCGAAAAGCGCAATTGGGCACTTCCGGATGAGAGGAGGATCGTAACGTGGCAAGAATCAGTTGGGGTGACCCGGGAACACGCCTCTATGAAGCAGGCGTCGACCGAGGAGTTTTCTACCTCGACGGCCAAGCCGGCGTCCCATGGAACGGTCTGACATCCGTCAACGAAAGCCCTACCGGTGGAGACCCGACGCCGTTCTACATAGACGGCTACAAGTACTTGAACAACCCGGCCACCGAGGAGTATGAGGCCACGGTTACCGCCTTCACCTACCCCGACGAGTTCTCGGCGTGCGACGGGATGTCCGAACCTCGTTCGGGATTGTTTGTAACTCAACAGCGACGTCAGTCTTTCGGCCTTTCCTATCGGACAATGATCGGGAATGATCAGTCAGACGATTTCGGCTACAAGATCCATCTCGTCTACAACGCTCTCGCTTCCCCGACGACACGAACGAACGGGACCCTCTCCGAGACGACCAGCTTGAGCGACTTCAGCTGGAAGATCACGACGAAGCCTCCGGCGGTAGCCGACTACAAGCCGTTCGCGCATGTCATCATCGACTCTCGATCCACCGACCCGTCGGTTCTTTCGCTCCTCGAAGACGCTCTCTACGGCACCGATTCGGTTTCAGCCAGCCTCCCGACGTTCTCTGAACTCCTCGGGATCTTCGACACCATCGGCACTCTAACCATCGTTGACAACGGCGATGGAACATGGACAGCTACCGCTCCGTTCGACGTCATCGAGATGACCGGAACCGACACGTTCGAGATCACGTCGCCAACTGCCGTCTTCATCGACGCCGACAGTTACACCATCAGCTCCGCGTAGAAAGGTGGTCAAGTGGCTACCATCACTGGAATGACAGCTACGGCCATGCAAGCCATCCGAGATGCGACAGTGGTCGATGGTGATTTCGACTCGGCGAACCATCTCATCATGACCAGGGAAGACGCAACTCAGTTCGATGCCGGCGCCATGAATGCGGCGACAACCGCTTTGGCCGGCCCCGTCGAACTCGCCACGTCGGCGGAAACCAGCACCGGCACGGACGCCGTTCGAGCAGTAACGCCGGCCGGTCTCGCGTCCGTTCGTCTCCTGGCGAGCAACGCCCTCTCCGAATCTGCCGCCATCACCTCGTACCCGCCCGGCGATTCGGTGATGATCCTGACCACCAGTTCCGGCTGGACGCCCAACTCGGGTCTGGGCATGGTTATGTCCAGCATCACCTCGACGGACCGAGGCGCTCAGACTTTCTACTCGAGCGCCGGCGGCACCCAGACCCCAAGGACTTGGACGAGGACCTACCACAGCAGCAACGGCGGTGGCGGCTGGACGGGTTGGACAGAGAACGTCACCCTGTGGAACCTCACCGCGTCCAGCTTTACCCAGACCACGACGATCGCCAACTACCCGTCCGGTCTGTCGAGGATCTACTACAACAACACCAACTCTGGCAGTTGGGACTTCTCTGGAACATGGGGGGAAGTTAAAACCTATAAGGGTTCCGACGACTTCACTCGTCAGACGTTCACCGAACACATCGGCGGAAGTACCAACCACACCCGGGAATGGGTTCGTACGTGCACGACGTCTGGTAGCTGGTCCGCTTGGCAGTCTGTCATGCTGGCAGACAGCAATGCCTCGGCGTGGCCCACATACTCACCCACGTGGACGTCTGCGGGCACCGGAACACCGGCCTTCGGTAACGCTGTGATCAGTTGCAGCTACTTCAAGGTCAACCGTAAGGTCGATGTCAGGTTCGAGATCACTTTCGGGACCACCACGACCTACGGGAACACGGCCACCAGCGACAACTGGCAGTTCACCCTTCCCGTTGCCGCAGCCAGAAGCGGCGACAGCCTTGGAATGCTCGAACTCCACGGTGCGAACAACAACACCATATGTATCGGTCGGGCTCGCACCAACAGCACAACCACATTCCTCATAGGTGTGAACAGCGGCTACGTCGGCGCGACAGCACCCACCAACACTGGCGATGTCGACTCGGTCACGCCCTTCACTTGGGCCAGCACCAACTCGATCAAGGGCAACCTCGTCTACGAGTCGGCGGCCTAGTAAGGAGACACTCAGTGCCCTCTCTTGAAATTCGAGTTCCTGTTGGGGACAGCAACAACGGTCTCTACCAGGTTTCTGTGACTGACAGCGACCCGGGCGAAGGCGGTGGTGGAGGTTCTTCGTTCCAGCTCACAAGCGATCTCAGCACCGTAACCACGACAGCCTTCGAAGCAGCCATACAGGCCTTCGCGGATTCGATCGTCGCGTCATCGCCTACGCTCAGTCTCGTGTCGATCACGAAGACTGTTGTGTCCGACACCACTCTCTGACTAGAAGGAGCCGAAATGATCAGCTTCAACACAACCGGCTCCTTCGATGACACAGAGGCGTTCCTCAAGAAACTGTCCAAGCTGAACATCCTCTCGGTGATGAACTCCTGCGGTCAGATCGGCGTTGAGGCTCTCCGGACAGCCACCCCCGTCGACACTGGTCTGACCGCAGGTTCCTGGAGTTACGACGTTCTGGCCAAGAACGGTTCATATTCCATCAGTTGGACCAACACCGACATCGAGAATGACTTTCCGGTCGCGATCATGCTTCAGTACGGCTACGGAACTGGAACCGGAGGATACGTGCAGGGCCGGGACTACATCAACCCCGTGATGAGACCCATATTTGACCAGATCGCAGACAAGGTATGGAAGGCGGTGACCTCCGCATGAGCAGCATCGACCAGCGTGTTGTTCACATGACGTTTGACAACAAGCAGTTCGAACAGGGCATCGCCTCGACTCTCTCGTCGCTGGAAAAGCTCAACAAGGGTCTTCAGCTCCAGGGAGCCACCAAGGGTCTGCGGGATGTCGACGCCGCCGCTAAGGGCGTCTCTCTTTCGGGCATCGCCTCCGGAGTCGATTCCATAGCGAGCAAGTTCACGGCGATGTCTGTGATCGGCATTACCGCTCTGACAAACGTCGCCAACAAGGCGGTCGACGCCGGTCTTCGAGTGGCGAAAGCCTTCACGATCGACCCGGTTGCTGCCGGCTTCCACAACTACGAGACCCAGATCAATGCCATCGGGACGATTCTGGCCAACACGGGTCTCGAAGGGGAGAAGGGTCTCGCCAAGGTCAACAAGGCTTTGGGCGAACTGAATACGTACGCCAACCAAACGGTGTACAACTTCAGCGAGATGGCCAAGAACATCGGCACCTTCACCGCCGCCGGCGTGGGTCTTCAGGACTCGGTCAACTCGATCAAGGGTATCGCCAACCTCGCCGCTATATCGGGCTCCACTTCCGAGCAGGCTTCGACGGCGATGTATCAGCTGTCCCAGGCCATTGCTACAGGCACGGTCCACCTGATGGACTGGAACTCCGTGGTCAACGCCGGCATGGGCGGTAAGGTCTTCCAGACCGCTCTGATCAACACGGCTCGGGCCAGCGGCGTCGCGATCGACAGCATCATCAAGAAGTCCGGCAGCTTCCGAGACAGCCTTCAGAAGGGTTGGCTCACCTCGAAGATCCTGACTAAGACTCTTTCTCAGTTCACTGGAGACCTGAGTCTGAAGCAGATCGAGGCCATGGGCTTCACCAAGAAGCAGGCTGAAGAGGTTCTGAAGCTCGGTAAGACGGCCGTCGGTGCCGCCACCAAGATCAAGACCGCGACTCAGCTGACCGATGCGCTCAAGGAGGAAGTGGCAACTGCGTGGGCCACGATCTTCAAGACCATCTTCGGTAACATCACGCAGGCCACTGAGCTGTTCACCAAGATCCATGTTGTTGCGGAGAACGCGCTCACCAAACCCATCTATGCGCTGAATACCCTGATCAAGGGCTGGGACAAGCTCGGTGGGCGGAAGGTTCTGATCCAGGGCCTTAGTGATGCCTTCCAGGTCCTCGGCGCGATCATGCACTCCATCTCCGGAGCCTTCGAGGAGATCTTCCCACCGGCCACGGCCAAGCAGTTGTTCGACATGACGGTCTCGTTCAGGGACTTCATGGAACGGCTCAAAATGGGAGACCAAACTGCCGACGAACTGAAGCGTACATTCGCCGGCGTCTTCGCCGTCCTCAAGATCGGCTGGGATATTGTCTCAGCAGTCGGCAAGGCATTCCTGGGTCTATTCGGCACGGTCGGAAATGGCTCCGGGGGGTTCCTCAAGGTAACTGCCAGCATCGGCGACTTCCTTGTAAAGCTTGAGAAAGCGATCAAGCAGTCTCAAGTGTTCACCTCGTTCTTCGGGACGATCGGGTCCATCCTCTCCATTCCGATCCAGCTCCTGCAGATGCTCGGTTTGTACGTCGGTTCCCTCTTCGACAAATTCGACGGGGAGAAGGCAACCAAGGGACTGAGCAACGTCTCGGATCAGATCAAGTCTCTCGGGAAGTACAGCCACGTGGCTGTCGCTATCTGGGATGGGATGGTCGGAGCACTCAAGACTGTAGGCGAGTACGTCGACAAGGTCTGGACGAAGATCTCAGGTTTCTTCCACAACCTGGGTACGTCCGGAACCACCACTAGCAACAACTTCGGCGCTATCCTGGCCGCACTCGACACCGGACTGTTCGCTGGGCTCATACTCCTGGTCAAGAAGATCGTCACGTACTTCACCAGCGGCGGCAACCACGGCCCGATTCGAAGCATCGT